TAGCTACTCCCATTTCCTTCGGAGAAATAGCCACATAACTACATACACTAAATACTTCTGAATAGCCTACTTTCTTATTACATAATAAGTCACCATTAGTTTCTAAGTGAATACTAAAATGTTTATCCTTATTTAGTAATCTCCACAATTCCATTATACCTTCCCATTGCAATAAAGGTTCCCCACCTGATATTACAATAGTCCTTAATGATTGTATACTTAACTGCTTGGCTAAGGTTACAATAGAAATAGGCTTACCAATCTTATGATACTGTGTGTCACAAAAAATACATTTCCTAGTACAATTCTGCAGTCTTAAAAACACAACAGGTAGGCCAACATGCCTACCTTCTGCCTGGATACTATTAAACCTTTCTGATACATTCAAATTCATCCTAGACCTCCGTTTATTCAAAATTACCTAAAAATACCCCGCTGGTTATGCCACCGGAATATACTTCTAATACATTTACTATAGGTTCTGGATACTTCATATCCAATTCAAACCCCCAAACTCTAAAAACATTCCTTTCCCTGTCCAATACCTTAATTATCCTTAGTCTCTTCTTTACATATTTAACACATCTTCTTCCCTCAAAGGTAGTATCATATCTGTCTATTGGAATATCTGAAAAATCGGTTACAATCTCCTCGAAGTCATCGGTAATATACGCCAAGGCTAAATACATAGATTCATTAAATTCCTTAAGCATACTAATAACAGTACCGTCTAATAACCCAACCCAATCAGTAGAAACATTCAATACTAACCTATCCTCTGATTCATACTGTTTGTACTGTTTTATAATACCCAGGAATTGCTCGGGTATATTACTTATCTGTTTTTTCCTTAATACGATTTCTACGAGCAGCTTTCCGTGCAAGTGCATCTTTATCCCTTTCCATTTTCGATAACCAAGACCTAGTACCACTCTTACACTTAGTTGTCTCACTAGTTAAATACGACACCCTATTAGATACCTTACCTATAATCCTTTTCAAAGGACCAAATAATAAGGTTCTAGTCATATACCACATAGAACCTTTCATTCCATATCCCATTTTACATAAACCAACTACATACAATGTAACCCTTCGTTGAAATACCTTTTCAACTTCCGGTAAATCTAATTCATGGCAACCCATTGCAAATACGGAAAAGAATGTTAATAAGGATACTGCTTCCGCATCTGACGGATAAATATTTCTTTCCAAATATTCATTACCTAACCAGGTCATAATAGAATCATTAGAATCTAACCATAAACCAACGTGTTCCTTAGTAATGGTGGCTGGTTTAGCCTCGGAAGTATCAGACATTACATACCTCCCGCTTTACAGTTTTCTTTACTAACTGTACTGCCTGATAAAATCTATTATGCGGTACTGATTTGTAATACTGTAATCTTAGTTCTTTCCATTTAAGTTGTAACTTCATCCTATCGGTAAATAATCTAGCCGCTAGTAAATCCATACCAGATAACATTACAACTACATGGGTAACTAATTCCTCGTAGTAAATCTCGTCAAATGGCCTTAATTGAATTATAGAGTCTACAGTTTTCTCAAAATCTTCATCCACCTTACCAAATAATAGGTTATCTGCCTCTCTACCAGTCCTAATATAGGTAAATTCTACCAGGTGCTTTCTTCTGTTGGTTGTTATGGAAGTTGTATTACGAACTAATCTTTTTAATTTGCGGTATGCTACTTTTTTGAAATAATTTTCTCGGTGGGCTGGTGATTTAAATCTTTTATCCTTTAACTGCCATTCTACTAAATATAATTCTTGAATACATTCTACTTCTGGAATCTTATACCTACCTGAAAAACCTTTTGCCAGCGGGGACCACTTTTTTGTAAGTGGGTAATTCTTTTCATCGACTAACATCTTAGACCTCCATTTGTATTACTAACCCTCGTATATTACTAGTTTGAGTCATAGGCTACTAGAAACTTTAATTCACCTCCCTTCCAAAAATTAGATTGTTTGATACATTGTACTACTGGATTTACTACTTGGTTGGCCTTACTGGTGGGATATTATAAAGACGGTTTAAAACTAATTCCCTTTACCCACCCTATTTACCTGCCCTCCTTTCTTTCGAAAGGTTATATTTAACTACTAATAATTATCTATGATTATAATACTAATCCTGTAAAGGTCAAGCACTTTTTTCACTATCTTGTGTAATTACATTGGCTATCTTTGGAATAGTCACAGGAGCTGATTTTTGGAAGTCTAATTTACTAGGATTCTTCTTTATATAGTCTGTAAACTCCGACTTGCGTATATCCTCTCCACCTATTGTAATGTGACCCTTTTTCTCCCCTTCTTTAAGTAAACCATTAGTCATCATATTATCCATCAACCCACTAAATTGGTCTACTCCACTTCCAAAAAGTACATCTAATTCACACTTCTGAAATGGTGCCGCTATTTTATTCTTGGAGCCTTTTGCTACGGAATGAACTCCAATAATCTTGTCTGGGTTGTCTTCGTCCTTTATCCTACCTGTATAAGATAGCTCCAACCTAACCGAGGCTGAAAATGGAACACCGCTTCCACCTGGTGTAGTCTTAGGATTTCCAAACATAACACCTATCTTAGATGTAACGTGATTACTAATAACATGCATCAAATTACCCTGTCTCATCCAACCAGAGGAATTACGAAGTGCGGCTCGAATAATTTTAGCCTTACTCATATCTGCCTTTTCTAGTCTAACTTCCTGTTCATGTCTAGTAGAAAGCAAGGCTAAACTATCCAAGGCAATTAAGATAGGACACTTAGTATCCTTTTCCCAAATCAAGTCTACTAGTCCTGGCTTATCCTTACCCTTAGAATCCTTCCAGCCTAGGAACACCTTTTCAAAATGGTCCTCTACTGTTAAAGAACTTAATAGGATTAAGGAACTATTGTCAATTCCTATCATCTTACCAAATTCTTCCGTGTAAGCATCCTCAGTATCATCTAAAATAGCCACACCACCCATTTTCTGAATATTGGCTATCCAATGATATATAAGTAAGGACTTACCAGTCGATGGGTCACCAAATACTTCCAGTACCCTACCGAATGGTAGTCCTTTCTTATAATCGCCAGATATAACTCTATTCAAAGCATAGTTACCTGAATCCAACCAATGCTCTACTCTGGCCTCCTCCCCCGAGGCAACACCTTCCGTGTCTTCTATAATTGACCTAATATATTTGGCATCTATTGGCATCATATCTCCTTTATCTGGTCGGAAGCTGATAGGATTTAGGTTGCAACTTCCAATGCCCTGACTTTGTCCTACTCATTAGGCAGTGGCTACAGCTTCCTTCCATACTTACATATCCAGAAACTTGGCTCTACAATCGGATTTAAAGGTACAAGCTAAACACTCTGTTCTACGAGGACCGTATTGTTCTCCAAAACAAGTAGGCTGTTTACCATCATCAACCTTTACTTTAACTGGAGCTTCCTCTTTCGCCTTAACCGGAGCCACAATAACTGGTTCCTCAGCTACTTCAACTTCTTCCTTTTCAATAGGTTCCTCTTTAGAACTTACAGCTTCCTCACCTTCTAATACCGACTTAAGTTCCTCGTAGGTCTTTGGAGCTGGAACTGCTTTCTGTAATAATCCAATACCTTCCTTAAAGGTCTTAGGTAAAGCCTCCCTAGCCGAAGTAATATTCGGGTCTGGAGAAACACTATACGCCGCATATCCTGTGGCTGATTCCTTAGCATTAGTCTTATGGATAGTTACATCTCTACCTTTATCTAAGTCTAACAAATCACCCCACTTAGGATTAGTAATAAACACGACTAAGTCCTCGTAAATCTTCGGACCTACTTCAAGAATCTGAATACCTTTTTCCTTATCATTCATATCTATTACATTAAATAGATATCTTTTCTTTCCTCTTAACTGACCGGCTAAGGCCTTATCCTCGGCTGTATTTAACCTATACAACTTTGCTACTGCCTCACATATAGGACATCTATGTGTTTTACCTAATGTCCTAGGACATACCTCGGCTGTTTTATTACCTTCTACCCCTAGATTATAATGCATTAAATACTCATGCGCAATATAATCTACTGACTCGGTTAAATACTGTAACGACGGCGGAAGTATCCTAATATTATTCTCACCATCTTTTAATTCAAACCTATCACCTCTACCTGCCTTCTTCTCAAAACGTTCCTTCAACTTTCCCATATCCAAACCCATTTTGTTACTCCTTTCTTAGACTGTCCTTTTATTGATTATTATTCTTTACCCGACTAACATTGATACCAAAATCTTGTAACGTCATTTCCTGTCTCTTTGTACTACCTAGCTGAATCAACATGTCTTTGCGCTGTTCTAAAGCCTTAACTAAAGACTTTAGTATTCCCAACTGTCGTTCTGCTTCAATTACTTCCTCAAACATTATCTGGTATTTCTTATCCAAAATAATGGCTGAATCCACCATCGACTCTGTTACCTTTCCTAATTTAGCCAATTCTAATCTTTTCTGACCATCCAAATTAGCCTTTAATACGGAAAAGGATAACTTCTTTTGTTCTACATCAGCCACCGCGAATTCAGACAATGCCGCAAAGTAAGCATAAGTACTAGGTTGCCTAATAAACTCATCTGTTAAGGTAGCCTCGTTAATCTGCAATACTTCTTTTATTGTTCCATCGTAGGCCTTTTCACCTACCCTAACTTGTACTTGCATGTCCAAATTCATTCTTCTCACCCCTTTCACTATATATTAGGCTACAACTACGAAATAATTTTAAACTTTCTCCACTATTACCTTTGGAAATTCCCCTTTTGTTTCTAATACCTTGTCACAAATTTCACACATTAAAAGGCTTCTACCAGTAAAATGACCTATTGCCCAACATTCTTCCGCCCACCTAGACTTAGGATGTTTGCATTTACTCTGTAATCGTGCTATATCCTGTTTAATCTTCCTTTCATAGTAATCTCTAATCTTTTTAGCCGTTCTCATTAAAAATCTTCCTTTTCTAATATATTTCTAACTTCCTTCTTAGTTAAACCTCTATTATATTTTTTCTTACTTTCCTTAATTTTAGTTCTAGGATTTATAGACCAAGTTCTCCTAATTTTAATAGGTTTTAGTTTCATTTCAATTCTTCTAAACTACCCCAATTCGGACCAATAGTAAAATCAAACTTCATGGGTGTACGAAGCCAAGGAAATTGTCTAGGTATATTAACTTCACAAATAGTATTCACCTCTGAAGCTATATCTTCCACACAACTCTTCTTGGCATCTAATACAATAGAATCATGTACTGTTAAAATCATTTTAGATGTTAACTTAAACTTAGACAATACATTACGTAAACATACCATTGTATAAAGTACTATATCGGAACTACTACCTTGAACTGGACTATTAACAGCCTGTCTAAATACATCATTAGGAATATCCCGCATTCCTTTTACACCTGGGAATCTACGCATTCTTCCTGTAGGATATTCCACATAACCATACTTCCTAAGATAGGCTTTAGTTCTATCATACCACTCCAATAAACCTGGGTAAGATTCAAAGTAGGCCTTTCTGAAAGCCGCACATTCTTCTAGGCTTAAACTTAATCCATAATCATTATAGGCTACCCGTTGAAACCCCTCGGCCGAAGAACCATATATAAATCCAAAGTTAGCCGCCTTGGCACTTTGTCTTTCATTCTTAGTTATTTCTTCTATAGGTTTATGTACTATCTTCGAAGCAGTTAACCTATGTATATCCTGTCCTTCTCTATATGCCTTTATTATATTGGATTCATTAGCAATGGAACCAGC